TAGTCTTTGTATAAATATCTGTGTAGGTTTTCCTGTAGTATTTTTTGCAGATTGCTGTGCATATGTTGATACACTAACTCTAGTTAGATTTGTATCTGTTTGACTTGTGCCAGTTCCTGTTCTTATTTGATGCTCTATAAGGTCAACTGTGTCTGCTGGTAATGTATACGTTGCAGTACCAGATGTTAAAGCCTGTGTACCAGAAGCAATAGTCCAAAGGTTTAATCCTCTGTTTTGCCATTCCATAGTTAATAAATTAAAACTACGCCTTGCATTTCTTAGATCATTACCAGTTCTTAACTCTAAACCTGCTCTTTGATAAGCCTCTTCAAACAAATCTGGTATATCTGGGACTACTACTGCCATTTATGTGACCTTTCTATAAGCTCTCGTCTTTCGTGCAACCTTCTTGGGTTGTTTAGCCACTTGTTTACCTGCTCTAGTTGCTTTGCGCTTAAGAGCCGTAGAGGCCGCGTATTCAGAGGGCGATAGAGCTTTAATTGCTTTCGCAGGTAAGTAACGCTCGCCAGTTGCTTTTGGCCCCTGTGTACTAGGTTTACCACTTTTAGTTCGCCACTTCTGTTTACCCCAAGCCTTTAAACTCCTTTGTGATTTTTTTAATCCGCCCATAATACCTCTAAAAGTTAATTTTAACTTCTACTTCTTGTTCATCCAAGCTGTCGTACCCATGTATGCACCCACGATACCTGCGCCTGAAATGTAGAAAAGTGATGATATTTCAGCCAGTGCATTAATTCTTTCTATACTAATAAATGGCATAAACATCATAAACGTAAACAATCCCATTGCTATTAAAGTATATCTTGCCATCCTTAGTTGAGCAAGCTGTTTCCTTAGCTGTGTCTCTGTCTCTTTTATAGCTTTAGCGTTTTCTATCTCTGCGTCAGATACAATGCCATCTCCATCTAAATCGTATTCATTATACTTACTGGATGATTGTAGCTTCTTTTGATCCATCATCTTTTTAATCTTTTTCTTTTCCATTACTTATTCTTTACTGCACTATTCAAAGAATTTATCACATCATCTATGTTGGGTTCCTTACCCCACGGATTGTAAATACATTTATATTGTTTGGGACACCAGCTTTCAATCATCATCTCATATGTTTTATTATTACCTATGTAAATACAAGCCATCATACCAGTTCTTGATTTTATTCTTTTCTTCAATCTACAAGTTGTATATTTTTTTTTTTAATTTTACCTTGATGTATTTTTTGCTGCTTAGTGTAATCTTTTGGCTTGTAGGTATATCCATCAGCCCTTGCTCTATCAGACCATACAGATGCAAGTAATAAAGCAAATCCCCCCATAATCAAAGCAACAACTAACCAAGTAAGAGCTTCACCAATTTGTCTTTTCATCTGTTGTTGTTTATATACAGTTTCTTGTCTTTGTTTTCTTATCTGACCTTCCATTGCCAAAAGCTCTTCATAAGCACCCGGCCCATGAGTCATGTTTAAAAATGTCTTGAGTTCGTACCTTTGTTCCTCAAGTTTCTTTTTGGCTGCATAAGCAGAGAGAGCTGCTTCCTCAATAGATCCAGCTTTAAACAATTTACCAAACAGGGGAGGATTTTTGGCTTGCTTTTCCGCATTATCAACATCTGAAACAGCTCCCATCCATCTGCCTATGTCTCCCGACATCTGCTCTATATCACGACCCGCTTGAAATCCGGCTTTGATTGCGCTAAATGCTTTTGACGCTACGCCTACGGCAACGGATATTGTAACTGGGTCCATGATGTATCATTCCTTATTTGTAGCCACCACCTGCTTTTTTGTAGGCTTTAGCCATCATTTGTGCTTTTCTAGCAGACCACTGACCGGGTCTACCGCCCTTGCCGCCTGCCTTAATTCTATTAAATATTCTTTTTCTTAATCCGGGTTTTGTATAATTACCCGCTTCATTAACTCTGCTTTTTGATTTCTTCTTTACTCTACCACCTTTTTTTAACTCTAAAGCCTCAAGCGTTTTAGCTTGACCAGCATGAGTTTTAGATGCTTTTTTTAATCCTGATATTACCTTTTTTACTTTAGATTTGAGAGCGCCACCTGCGCTCATTCCAGAGCTATCATCTATATTCTTAGCGGTTCGCAGTATATTTAAATCACCTGCGTCAGTGCCTGATGACATAAAGCCACCACTTCTTAGTCTTGTAACCTTCATTAAGCTCTCCTATTAACTTTCTTTGCTTTACTTGTTCTGGCAAATGATCTGTTAACAGACTTAGACTTTACAGCTAGGTTCTTTCTTTTGTTATCTTTAGGGTTACCATTCCTATGAGAAACATCTTTTCCATCGCCCTTAGTTACTTTGCCTGCAGTTTTCATCTTAGATCGAGCAGTGTTTCTACTGGCTCTATTCTTTTTTTGATCTGGCTTCTTATGATACTTATCATACTCACCACGATAATTACGTTTTGGCATCTTCCTGTACCCACTCGTATCCATATTTACTTTGCCATTGTACATTTTCTGATATAACTACTTGGCAAGTTATACATTTAACTTGATTTTCTTTTGTTTCTTTTAATGCCGTCTTACAAACAGGGCAAACTTTATCCATTATACAGCTCTTGTTTTACCCTTCTTTGCACAACCATCTATAGACCTAGTTCTTTTCATAGACCCACCAGCAAACATTCTTTCCATTTCTGGCATTTTATTAGATGCTAATGGTGTAGCTCCCTGCATAGCCATTGCACGCTTTTTTGCTGCCTGTCTTTTTTCTTGAGCAAGCATACCTATTGGACTTAGAGGACCAGCGGCTCTACCTAATGAAGCTAAAGCACCAGATATTGGACCCTTGCCTTTCATCACACTATAAGCAGGAGAAAATGTTTCTAACATCTTGCCTATATTTTTCTTTATTACAGGTTTCTTTTTTATATTCTTCATACCTAATAATTTTTGACTAATTTTAGGTATTGGTTTTTTAGAAGATATCTTACCTTTTTTTGTTTGATAATTTGGCATTCTACTTCATCCTCTTCATAGATCCGCCATAACTTTTCTTGACAGGAACATTACGTTTTTTATCACCTGTTTTCACATTTCCTGCACCTGCTGATGGAGCAACTCTCTTAGGAACAACAGGACCCTTCTTTCTAGTCTTACCTTGTTGAAAGTTCATATAATCACGAAGACTTAATCCTGATTTCTTTAACTGTTCTTTAGTTACAACAGGACCTTTCTTAGGCTTGGCTTTTCTTACAATTCTAGGATCAACAGTCGCACCTGCTTTTTTACCCATAAATTTTGTAGACTCTTTTTGAGATTTAAGAGTTTTCTCTTTTTTAGCTTTTTTAGCATCAGCTAATTTCCTAATAGGACTTTTGCTACTTTCTGGAACTTTTTTCTTAGATGGACTAAATAACTTAGAAAAGAATCCTTTTTTCTTGGTTCCGTTTCCACTGGTTACTTTCTTTCTGCCCATTTGACCTTTACTCATTTTATTTCCTTTCAGTTGTTTTGGCATTGATGCTCTTGATATCATTATTTAATTAACGCTAACAACTCTGTTATCGCCCCTGTATTACTTACTGCTATTACTGTTAAAGCGCCAATAAGCATCCACTTGGCTTGAAAGACTGCTCTTTTAATATCAGTCATGTCTGCTCTTAGCTCGTCAACATGCTTTACAAGATAGTCTTGTTTGGATTTCCATTCAGCAAATTCTATTTGCAAAGACTGAACATTCTTCTCCATTAACATTTCCACCTTCTTCTAGCTTGTCTTAAACGACTATTAGGATTTTTTGCAGCTTTAGGAAACTGCTTCATTTGTCCTGCTGATCTTGCACAATAAGACTTACGTCTCTTAGCTGACTTACTACCGGGCTTAACTTTACCAGTAACTGCTGTCTTTAGCTTAGATCCGGGATTGTCTCTTCTATATTTAGCCACACCTTTCTTGGTCATACCTGCCCCTGACTTAGTAGGGCGTTTATGACCTCCACCTATGGAATGACCTTTCATTGTGCCTTTTGTAGCCATGACTATATCTAAGCGTAGAATACAGTT